GCAGGCAGCTCAAAGAAAGGGTTGCTGAAACAGTTGGCGGCGGCATTGGGTGTCAATGTCGTGGAAAAGGGTGCTATGGCGGAGCTTTACGAGGAGCGCAGCAAGGGCAGTCTTTTTTGGAACGCCTTTAACTCCCTTGAGGAGATTTTATACAAGTATGACCCGATTACGGGGCGCTGGCAGTATGAAGCGAATGAAGACAAGGTGCGTGAGTGCCTTGAGGACTTTGTTTCTATCATCACCAGCATTTTGACCGGGAAAGAAAGTATCACGAAAGCCATTGAAGCTGACCGCCCGGAGGGGATTGAAAAGGCCGGTAAGAAAATGAGCACCAAGAACAAGGATACACTGTCGGGCATTTATGAAAGTCTCGGCACATTCCTTAAAGAGTTCGACGACCCGGAGGAGAACCCGGACGATGAAAAGAATAAATCCAAAGAGGACGAGACCGGGGCGGAGGACGACAAAACCAAAAAGAAAGACGAGGAGGAAAAAGAAGTGACTAAACAGGAAGTTGAAGCGATTGTTACAAAGTCCCTTGAGGCTGCTATCGCAAAGGCTATGGGCGCAGGCGAGGCGGACGACAAGGGCGAGGCCGCAGCACAGGCGCAGGCAGCAGGCGTTGAGAAGTCCGAGGAGCTTACCCCAGAGAGTATCGACGCAATGGTACAGGCGGCAGTAGAAAAGGCTCTCAAGCCGCAGGAGGAGCCTCATGTTACTACCGAACAGGTGCAGAACATGATTACCAAAGCGGTTGAGAACGCTACCGCCTCTGTTCTGAAAAGCAGAGGGCTTCCGAGCAATTTCAACGGCGACGGAAGTGTACAGAAGTCAGCAGGTGAGGAACATTACCTGCACGGCATTCTCTAATACAACATAAGGAGGAAAAACAGAATATGAACAGCAACAGCACAATCATCAGAAAAGCGGCCATTTCCACTGGTTCGCTCACTTCCGGGCTGCTTAACCCGGAACAGGCCCGAAAGTTCATTCAGCAGACTTTCGACGCTACCAACCTCGGCGGCCTTATCCGCCATGAGCAGCGTACCGCAAAGACTGGCGAAATCGACAAGATTGGTATTGCCAGCCGTATTGTCCGTAAAAAGACAGAGAACACAGACGACGGCTATCGTGCAGGCGTAAACACTTCCCAGATTGAATATGCGACTACCGCTATTCGACTTCCGTGGGAAATCACTGAGGAGAGCCTGCGTGAGAACATCGAGGGCCAGAACCTCGAAAAGATTATCACCGACCTTATGACCGCACAGCTCGGTGTTGACCTTGAGGACTTGTACCTCAACGGTAACGAGGGTGCCGGTACCGCAAAGGCGTTCTCCGCTACGGAGACTTACAAGGCCGGTGATACCGTAACCTACAACGGCAGCGTCTACGAGTTCCAGAAAGCACACGCAGCAGGCGCATGGAATGACAGCGATGTGAGAGAAATCGGTGAGGCCGGTGATGTTGATTTCCTTAAAATCAACGACGGCTGGCTCAAGCAGATTGGCAACGGCGGCCATGTACTCGACGTCTCCACTCAGAGCGATATGAGCCTCGATATGTTCTACAAGGCACTCGGCTCTATTCCGAACAAGTACAACAACGGCAAGCTCCGCTGGCTCATGTCTCCTAAGAGAGCGCAGGAGTGGGAACTGTTCCTGCTTAACAAGGTTGTAAATGCAGGTGGCGCAGTGCCGGAGAGCGTTTACAGCAGCCCGGCTCGTATTCCTACTGTTGAATGCCCGTCTCTTTCTGACGACCGCATTCTGCTTACCGACCCGAAGAACCTTATCGTCGTAAACACTTACGATGTGAAGATTCGCAAGACCACAGAGGGCAAGGAAGCAATCATGCAGGATAAGCGTTTCTACGTTACCCATTTGGACTACGACCCGATTATCGAGGAGCTGGACGCTACTGCCATGATTAAGCTGAAATAAGGAGGGCTGGCCTATGTATCATTTGAGACTGATTAAAGCCCTCTCTTATACCGGCCGCGTAAGCGCAACACAGAAGAACCCGGACACCTTTACGGAGGATAAGGCTATTGCGGACGACGCAGTAGCCTCCGGCTATTTCACACTGATTGAGGACGAGGCAGAGGAGGAGCAGCAGGAAGCCAAGTACCACCTCGATAAGGCGCAGCTCGACGAAATGAAGTTCGACGACCTCAAGAAACTTGCGGCTGACATGGGTATCGACATCACCGGCATTAAGAAAAAGGCCGACCTCGTGGACGCTATCGCAGCCGTTGAGGTTGAACCGGGAGAGCCGGTGGACGATGAAAACGAGGTTGACTACGGCGAGGACGCAGGCAGCCCGACAATGATTGAGCTGCAGGAGCAGTAACAGGAGGTGCAGACATGGCAGACAGACCGTGGGTTACACCAGACGAGGTAAGGGAGTATTCCGAGATACCAGCGGTTCAGAAGCGCAGCGACGCAAGGCTCACGGTGGATATTGCGAGAGCGGAGCAGTATATCATCACATATACGCACAATTCATTCAAAGATATGGAGGAGGTTCCGCAGGCGGTCGAGACGGCAGTTCTTATACTGGCGGAGGCTTACGCTCACAATGCCATTGTCGCAGCCAAAGAGGTAAAGTCGGAGACATTCGACGATTACAGCTACACCGCAGAGTCAACGCAGATACGCGTAGAGGCATTAGACCTCGCCGCCCTGCTTGACGACTTTGTTATCACGGAGCCGAGAAACGGCGTAACACTTCGCATGAGGAAATTGTAGGGAGGTGCTGAATGAGTTTAGAGAACCTTTTGAACCACACCTGCAATATTTATCACGCAAGGGAGGAGCAGAAATCACCCGGTTACGGGTTGCCTGCCTCTCCCTCTTTTTATTACCCGGAGGAGCCGGACGTTGCGGAGCAGGAGTGCCACTTCGGAGTGCGCTCGCAGAGCGTCACTATCACGCAGACGCAGCCGGTAAACATCATGGACGCAAAGATAAAGCTCACACTTCCAATCGGGGCAGACATTCGCCTAAACGACAAGATTGTGGACTGCAAAACCGGGCTTGAGTACACGGCAGAGCAGCCCGTCGATGTAAGAGGACATCACCTATTCGCCTATATCAAGAAGATTGGGGAGGAGAAGATGTTATGAGCAGGTTATACATCGACATGGCAGAGCTCAAAGAGTTTTTCGGAAAAATGGAGCAGTTTGCGAAAGGGCAATTCAAAGAGGAGCTTATCGAGTATGTAGATACGATAGGCTTTGATTTTTTGCGGGTTGTGCAGGACGAAATCGTGCGCCGCAAGGTTATCGACACAAGATTGTTGCTCGCCAGCTTTGAAAAAGGCAGTGCAGGCAACATTTGGGAGATTGCCGACGGAGGGCTGACGCTGGAAGTCGGAACCAATGTGGAGTATGCGACGTATGTTCACGACGGACACTGGACGAACAGCAAGGGCGTAGCGCAGCGGTGGGTTCCCGGTTACTGGGAGGGAGACCGCTTCATATACGACCCGGCGGCAAAGACGGGTATGTTGCTGAAACAGAAGTGGGTAAAAGGCAACCCGTACTTTGACAGCGCAATCCGTATCTACAACAAAATTTTTCAAGCCAGCCTTGAGGTCAAACTGGAAGAATGGCTCGACAAGTATCTTGGCGGCTGATAGGAGGCGGGAAAGTGCTTGAGCAGGAATTAGCCAGCATTATCAAATTCACGCTCGACAGAGCAGGAAACCCGTCGCCGTACTACTGGAACGTGCAGGAGAACTTCTGCGTACCAGCAGCTTATTTCCCTACGCCGGAGATTATGACAGGAGGAGAAACACTACGGACGTATTCTATGGACTACGCATGGTATATCATGTTTTTCCACCATACGGCGCAGGAGGCGTATGCTCTTGGGCTTTCAGTTCTTACGGCGATTAAGGGCAGCAGGAACCTCATACCGCTCATAACGGAAACGGGAGAGCCAGCAGGAGGGAAACTGCGAATAGACGACCCCTCACTCAAGATTTTGGACGACGGGGCCGCACAACTTACGCTGAATTGGAGGAGCCGCAGGCCGTATGACATGACCGAGGCGACGAAAATGCAGACGTTTGAGGTGGAGGGCTGGAAAAACCCGGATATTTACATCGAAAGAGTGATACCGGCGGCCTTTGCAGAGGCTATCACGCATTGCAAGACCATGTACCCGACACCGCCACAAAACGCCGGGACAATACCCGGTAAACCATAAGGAGGAGCTTTTATGGCACAGAAAGACACGGCAGCCGGAGTAACCGAGGAGAAAACCGTCGAAAAAGCAGCGGCTCCGAAGTTCCCGGTGGAGAAACTGGCTGCGCATTGCAGGCAGCTTTTTGGCGTTTCCTCTTGCACCTTTGCAGGGGCGACGCAGGGCATGACGGGAGAACACACCGTCGAAGAAATGAAAGCGCACATCAAGAAATGGTGCGGACAGGAGGTTAAGTAAATGGCAGGAGGAACATTCGACAAGCAGGTTGGTAAAGACCGTCCGGGTACTTATATCAACTTCCAGAGCGGCAAGCACGACACCGTAGGCGGCAGTGACCGTGGTATCGTCATTATCCCGCTCAAGAACCACAACTACGGCCCCAAAGGGGAATTTATCACCCTTACGGCAGCAGCCCCGGACGCTGCGTATGCAAAGCTGGGTTACAGCATTTACGACAGCGACGACAATCGCCAGATGTTGCTTATTCGTGAGGCGTTCAAGAAAGCCGCAACGGTCATTGTTTACCGTGTGAACGGAGGAACCGAAGCGAAAGTAACCGCTGCGCCGGTTACTGCGAAAGCAAAATATCCCGGCACGAGAGGTAATCAGTTCAGCTTTACTGTTTCCGAGAACCCGGTAGAGGGCTTTGACGTACAGGTAAACCTCGCAGGCAGCAAGGTAGCGGAGTACACCGGTCTCAAGACCGTAGAGGAACTGGTAGCGCAGGATTGCGAGTATATCACATTCAGCGGTACCGGCGCACTGGTTAAGAACGCCGGGGCAAACCTTACCGGCGGAACTGATGTAACCATGCAGAACGCCGATGTAACAGCACTGCTCGACGCAAGCGAGGGCGTGAAGTTCAACTGTATGTGCTTCCCGTTCACGGAGGCAGCTCTGCAGGCGGCAGCAAAGACCAAAATCAAGTACATTCGTGAGAACATCGGAAAGGGTGTTCAGATTGCTATTCCGAACACGGCCTCTGGCGATTATGAGGGCGTTATCAATGTTACCAACAGCGTAACAGTTGACGGCGTTGACCTCACAGCGGAGGAGGCTTGCGCTTGGGTTGCGGCAGCGACGGCAGCAGCAAAGAACACGCAGAGTAACACCTACGTCGAGTACGACGGTGCAACCGCCGTTGTAGGTGCAAAAACTCACGAGGAAGCGGTAGCGGCTATCAAGAACGGTGAGTTTTTCTTCTCCGTAAGCGAGGAGAGCAAAGTTGTTGTTGAGTACGACATCAACAGCCTTGTGAGCTTCAAGGACGGCAAGGACAAGTCCTACCGCAAGAACAGAGTTATCCGTGTGTTTGATACTTTCGGAGAGGCTTTGCAGCTCAACTTCCCTCCGAACAAATATGACAATGACCCGGACGGCTGGGACATCATGGAGGGCATTGGCCGCTCGCTCTTGAAGAAATTCAGAGACGCAGGGGCTATCAAGAACGTAGACCTCGACAACGACTTTCTTGTTGACAGAGAGCTTTCCGAGGGAGATGAGACCTACTTCAATGTCGGCCTCGAACCCGTTGACAGCTCCGAGAAAATCTACTTCACGGTCACTACACGATAAGGAGGATAAGCGGATATGGAATATAACAAAAATCCGATTTCCCTTAGAGAGGGAAAGGTATTCATTGACGGCGTAGAATGCCTTGATAGTGTCAACTGCACTATCAAATTTACGCCGGACGTTTGGACGGGCAAGCAGTTGGGCGAGCGTTCCAACAGCAGTCGTTGGCTTGGCTTTGCCATCACCGGCACTATCACCCGCCGCCGCTCCAACAACTGGCTCAAGACCAAGATTAAGGAATACGCAGCCAGCGGAGCGACCCCGGAGCTTACTATTCAGGGCATTATGAACGATGCCAACAGCGACTACTACGCAGCTCACGGCTCCGACGTGACAACCGTTGTCGGCTGCGTACTTACCGGCGATTTGCCTCTTACTGCGCTTGACAGCGAGGGACAGGTCGTAGACGACGCTATCAACTTCAACGGCAAAGACCTCGTATAAGGTCTGAAACCAGAACCAACGAAACAGCCCCTCGACGGCCAGAAACCGGGAGGGGCTTTATTCATTGTAAAGGAGAAAATTCATCATGGCTAAGAAAGATTTGAAATATTTTATGCGCAGCACTGAGGCAGAAGTTGTTACCGCTCCCGGCCCGGAGAGTTTCAAGGACGAGGACGGCAATGTTATCCAGTTTGAAATCAAGGTGCTTTCGCAGGAGGAAATCAACCGTATCAACGACAACTACCGCCGCCACAGCATGGCAACCGACAAGAAAGGCAATCCGCTCGTAAATGGTGGCGAGGTTGTTTGGAAAACTGAGAGGGACAGCGCAAAGGCCAGCCGTCACATGATTGTTGAGGCATTGCAGTACCCAGACCTCAAAGACCCGGAGCTGATGAAGTATTACGGCTGCGTGGACGTAACAGATATGCCTCTCAAGGTATTCCCGAAGCCGGACGAGTACCAGCACGTTTCCCGTATCGTTATGCAGGCCCTCGGCCTTATGAGCAAGGTTACTGACGACGAGGACGTAGAAGCAGCAAAAAACTCATAAACACTCCCGGCGGAGACGGATATTGGGCGAGTATCTTGTGGCAGCGGCATAACCTCCGCATGGAGGAATTTTATGCCATGCCACGGAGATTGCAGCTCTTGTATATTGCGTCTGAGCTTGAGGAGGACAGGAACCCTACGAGGCGAGATACAAGGCAGTGATTTATTCGTCCCCGATGTCGAGCGTCCATATTCTTTTCAGCGGGATTTTTTGCTTTATTTCATCATCGAGAGAGGAGTAGCAGGCGAGCAGTTCTTCGATAATTTCCTTTTTCGACCATAAGCGAACCTTGAAGAATTGCATAGCGCGTTCACGCTCAACAGAGGAGCGGAAACCACTCCACGAAACCAAGAGGCCGTATTCAGCACCGACATTCGCCATAGTGCCTATGAGCTGGTCTAAAACGATACGGTCAATAGCATCATTCGTGGATTTCACCTGTACGCAGATTTTCGGAGAGGAGAACCCAAGACTACCGGCAGAAGCAAGAATGTCAACGCCGTGGTCGGGGCCTTTTGGACTGACGTGGGTAACGAAACCTTTCGCCCGGAGGATTGCAGCAACGATGTGAGCAAGGCCGTCGCCCTTGAAGTTCTGAATTATGAAATCGGAGATAGCGTCAAGAGATTCGGTCTCAATGTCCCGAAACGGGGAATTTTCCGGGGGGGGGGTAAACACTTGTTCACTATTTGGGGCAGGACGGAACAGGGAAACAGATTTCTTTATTCTGGCCTCCTGCTTTATTTGGCAGGTGGTAATAGCAGCACCAAGCGAGTATTGAATATCCTGCTCAAAAACGCTTTTCGGAACATCAGAGAACCACTCGACAGAGCGGGAGTGACGGTAACAGTCCTCGGCCTCTGTATCAAAGGCATATTCGCCCACGATTTTTCCGAAATGGAGTATTCCGGGCAGATTTTTACTCGGAGTGATAACCCAATCATCGACGGACATTCGGCTGCTGAAAATGTGAGCTTGGCTTGCAAAATTTAAGGCCGCCCTCTCCTTGAGGGTTGGGACTTTTTCGAGGAAATACTGCTGGATTGCAGCTCTCCCGGAAAAGGAATTTAGTGGTTTATCTATTTCTTCAAACGTGAAGTAGATTTTATTGTTTTCAAGGAACCGTGCTTCATGCTCCCCAAAGCGTCCGGCACGGCACAACCATATAGACATAGGCACAGACCTCCCATTTTTTCTTAAATATTACCACGGGAGGAAGCGAAAAAGGGTCAAGTACCCAAAAAGCGGCAAAAGAAATCAAAATAAAAAATTTAGCCCCGAAACAGGACAGAGGAGGTGAGGATAATGCAAGAATTAAAAGCCAGATTTAGTCTGCTGGACGACATGAGCGCACAGATAGAACGAATTGCAGAAGCCGGTATGCAAATGGTTGAGCAGTTTGAGGACGCAGGCAGCGCAGCCGGAGACGCTTTTGACGGTATCGAGAGCGGCGTTGCGACAGCGGCAGGCTCAGTAGACGGCGTTGCAACCTCTATCGGTAATGTGCAGGAGGCGACAGACAGTGCAGCAGCCGCTATGGACGATTACGGAAACGCTGCAACCGGGGCGGCAGGACAGGCGGACGCACTGGCGAACTCAGCGGAAAGCGCAGCAGAGGCGGCGGAATCGTTTACAGACGCAGCGGACGGCTACGGGAATGCAGCAGAGCAGGCAGCCTCACAGACCGATTACTGGACGGAGGCAGTCGGAAACTACGATAAGAGCGCATTGGAGGCGGTTTACTCTACGGAGGAGCTTGTCGAAATGGGCTTCAAGTCAGCGGATGCACTGGAAGAACAGGAACGAATGTTTGAACTGTGCGAACAGTCGGCCAGCAATTTGAGCAAGAGCATAGAGGCTACTTCCGATATACAGTCCGATTTGAACGCAGCCATGGAGCAGGCGGCAGAGGTAATGACAAGTGTTGCCGACAATGAAAATGTTTCTGCAGAGACTAAAGCGGAGCTTTCAAAAGCTGCGGTCGAAGCAGCAGAGGCAATGTCGGAACTGAACGCGGCGCAGCAGGACGCAGAGGCAGCTATGGCGGAATATGACGCTGTTATGACTTCCGGGACGACTGACCTCGGAGAACTTGAAAGTGCGGCGGAACGAGCCGGGATTGCAGCGGAGAACCTTGCGGCAGCAAACGGCAGGGCCAGCGAAGCGACCGACGAACTCTCAAAAGCAACCGAACAGGCCAGCGAGGAAGCGGAGAAAGCAGAAAAGAAAGGCACAGACGCAGTTGAGGGCATTGCACAAGCCCTTGCAGCGGCCGGAATCACTGCAATGGTAAAAGATATTGCCGATTCTGCTTACGAGCTTGTTGAGGCGTTCAGTGAGGCAGAGAGTACGGTTGTGAAAGCAACCGGAGCAAGCGGAGAAGCACTCGACGGGCTTACGGCAAGCATGATGGACGCTTACGCAGCTTCAAAATCCGGTTCACTTGATGATACAGCCGGAGCTATCGGAGAGATTAACACCCGTATGGCACTTACCGGCGAGGAACTTACAAAGGTTACAGGGCAGTTCCTTGACTACGCAGAGATTACAGGAACGAATGTCGTAGGTTCCGTTCAGAACGTCACCAAGATTATGAATAAGTGGGGCGTTGAGGCGACGGACGTTGAGAGCGTTCTTGATAAACTCGCATACGCCGGGCAGATTTCCGGTATTTCTGTTGATAGTTTGAGCAGCACCCTTATTACGGGTTCGGCTTCATTACAGGAAATGGGATTGTCTCTCGATAATGCGATTAGTTTGCTTGCAAGCCTTGAACTTTACGGCATGAACAGCACGACAGTTGTTACGGCTATGAGAACGGCTGTAAAGAACTTTTCAGCAGACGGTCTCGACGCTCAGACAGCATTACAGAGTACCATAACAGAGATTGCCAATATGGAGAACGCCGCAGACGCTACGGCTCTTGCTATTGACACATTCGGCAGCAGAGCTGGTGTAGATATGGCAAACGCTATCAGAAGCGGAGCAATCAGTATAGAGACCTTAACGGGAAATCTCGATGTTGCACAAGGAACATTGAGCAGCACCGCAGAGACAGCACAGACCCTCGACCAGAAATGGGAGCAGGCAAGCAAGAACATCAATTCGGCATTCACGACGACGGTACAGCCTACGGTCGATAAACTTTCGAGCGGATTCGCAGATTTGGCAAACTCCGTCGGAGACTTCTTAAACGACCACCCAACGGTTACAAAAGCAATTACAGCGATAGGAGTTGGAGCGGGAACAGTGGCAGTTGCTATTGCTGGCGTTGCGTTTGCAACATCTTCCGCAATACCGGCTATTGTTTCGTTTGGCGTTTCTCTGAACGCTGCACTTGGCCCGATTGGCTGGGTAGCACTCGGAATTACGGCGGTGACGGCGGCGGTAGCGGCGTTTGTTGCTATGTCGGACGATGAGCAGGCGGCAACGGAACGACTGACCTATTCAGCAAGAGAGCACGAGGCGACCCTCGAACAGCTTAATGCTGAATATGACGAGGCAGTAAGCAAATACGGAGCCAGCTCGGAGCAGGCCGGAGAACTTGCAGTACAGATTTCACGGCTTGAGGCAGCTTACGGAGACGCAGGAAAAACCATAGGACAGTTCATTGAGGAGATTGAGCAGACCGGAGAGGCGATTGCAGACATTCAGACAAAATACGACGATGCGGTAACTTCGGCCTCTGATTTGGAAAAAGGCTCGATGAACCTTGCTAGTCAGCTTATGGTTCTTTCAAGCCAGAGCGACATTACCAGTGCTGACCTCGATTTGATGAGTGGCATTGTTGATAAATTGAACGACAACTACGGAGAACTCTCTCTTGCTGTTGACAAAACCACTGGAAAGCTGAATATGTCGGTTCCGGAGCTGTATTCGTTTATACAGGAAAAGGCCGACGAACAGAAAAAGACGGCAGCCACAGACGCACTCACAGAGGCAATCTCGAAATACGGAGAGGCACGGAAGCAAATGCAGGACGCTTCAACGGAGGTTGGTGCAGCGTGGGATAACTACCAAGAAATGACCGAGAAATGGCGCACAGAGCATCCGATAAAGGCGTATTTGGGCGAGGGTGCCGAAATGAACTGGGACAAAGACCTCGGACAGGCTTTTGATGATTGGGAGGCGTTGAAAGACGCTTCGGCGGAAGCTTCGGAGAATTACAATCAGCTTGAGGAACAGATTCGCCAGTATTGCGAGACCCTTGGTTACACCACAGAGGAAACAGACGAGTTCATTTCGCAGCTTGAAGCGTCGGCAGATTCAATGAACAGTCTTTCGGACGCAACGCAGAGCGCAGAGGAAGATACACTGTCATACCAAGAGGCGGTATCGACCGCATACGACGGCGTTCGTTCTAAGGTAGAGGAATTATGCGCTGCATACGATGAAGCCTATGCAGCGGCACTTGAGAGCTTTCAAGGCCAGTTTGGATTGTTTGACGAGGCAAGCATAACCTCGGAGGAATACATGAATGCGACTGTTGCGAACGCACAGGCGGCCATGGACAGCCAGTTGGCATATTGGGACACTTACCTCTCGAATGTTGAAACCTTGAAATCTGTTTCGGCAGAGGACTTGGGAGTAACGCAGGAGAATTACGAGGCGTTAATGGCGTATGCACAGTCTGGAACCGAGGAGGCTGCCGGGCTTGCAGCGAGCATGGCAGACGCAATCAATAACGGGAATACGGAGGCTGTCGCAGCCCTCGCAAATACCGTTGGAGAGGTACAGGCAAAGCAGGAGGAAGCGTCGCAGGCTGTAGCAGACTGGCAGACGAATTTCACGGCTTCTCTCGGAGAAATCGAGCAGGAAATGTCAACGGCAATCGAGGGCATGGACTTATCAGAGGAGGCGCAGGCAAGTGCGAAAGCAACAATATCCGCCTACATCGAGCAGATAAGTTCGAGCGCAGGAGAAGCCTCAAAAGCGGCAGAGGGAGTTGTTGAAGCTATCCGTACAGCCCTTTCTTCCGCAGAAAACGATGCGAAAGTTAATGTTGATGTTGAGTATAAGCCAAATACGGAAAGTCTTGACAATCTTACGATTCCAGAGAAAACCGGAGAGGCAAAATACGAGATTGATACAAACCAGATTGAAGCGTACACCATGCCGGACACATCGGCGGAGGCAGAGTACAAGCTCAACTCCACGATTGTTGACAATTACACGCCGGAGGACAAAGAGGCGGACGCTATTTACGATGTCAATTCGCTTGCGGTTGACAACTGGCGACCACCAAACAAGACGGCGACGCTCACCTACAATATTACAACCTCTGGAAGCGTACCGGGTCATGCAAACGGTACGACGAATGCGGAGAGTTTGTTCCTCGCAGGTGAGAACGGGCCGGAGCTTGTAGCGAGACCGGCGGCAGCATACGCAAACGGCACGACAGACAGCACGGACTACTTTATCGCTGGCGAAAATGGGCCGGAGCTTATCATCGGTGAGCAGGGCAGCACCGTATTCCCGACGGAGGAGACGGACAGGCTGATAGGAGCACTGAACGACAGAGAGAAGCCGTTGCGGGTAAGGGAGACATCGGGAAGCAGTACCGGCAAAGAGAAAACGTCGGAAGATGTGAAGCGTATTCTCCTTGAAATCGCAGGCAGCGGCGCAATCGAAGTCGGAGGAAGCGGCGGAGCCGATAAGGAGACCATTCTTGAGGTTCTGTACGACCATTTGAAGCCGGTTCTTATGAACATTATCCAGAGCGAAATTTACGAGGAGGGAGAGCTGTCTTATGAGTACTAAGTACCAGATGTGGTTGACATACAACGCAGAAAAAGAGAAGATTCAGCTCCCCGTCCTCCCGGAGAGCTTTGAGGTAAACAACGGCAGCAACAACGAAAGCATGAACATCACGGGGCTGGGCGAAATTGTTATCATGCAGAGCCGCCCGGCCCTGCAATTTAGCTGGTCTTGCTTTTTCCCGGCGACCAAGTTTCCGGGGCTGCAGGTCAGCAAGATTACAAAGCCCCTCACGCTTGTTCAGAAAATCAACACATGGAAAGCCAGCAAGAAGCCGGTACATCTTATTGTAACGGCCTGCGGCGTAGATGTTTATGCCACAATCGAGGAGTTTACCTACTCAGAGGAGGGCGGAGACCCCGGAACGTATCAGTACAGCATAAAGCTGAAAGAATACCGGGAGATTACCGTCCGACAGGTTAAGGTGAATATTCCAAAGGCGACGGCAACCGTGAAGAAAGAGACACCGAGGGTCAACAACTCGGCGCAGCCAAAGACCTATACGG